CAGGTAGGCCTTGGCCAGGTAGAACAGGGCGTGAAGAACCTTTTTCAGCATAGGCGTTCTCCCCTTAGAAAGTGATCAGTGGCCAGTGGCCAGTAATCAGTAAAAGCAAAGCAAAAACCAAGGCAAAGTCAAAAGAGAAAAAACTGATTACTGATTACTGATTACTGATTACTGATTACTGATTACTGTTTACTGATCACTGATCACTGATCACTGATCACTATCTTCTACCCCGGCACCACCTTTTTCCATTTATCCAGCACCGCCTTGACCGAGGGCGGCAGCTCGGCCACCGTGAAGCTCGTGGTCTGGCCCTGGAAGGCGACGCTCTGGTCGCCGATGTGCCCCCGCTCCTTGAAGCGGAAGGCCACCAGCTCGATGACCGCCTGCTCCAGGTCGGGGGGCGCGGCATCATAGCCCGCGGTGTAATCCAGGGTGACGTTGCCCCAGCCCCGGGTGAAGCGATAGCCCTGCAAGATGAGCCGGCCCAGGGTGAAGCGGTAGCCCGGGGTGACGGTGTCGGGGGCCGGGGGGATGGCCACGCCGTCCACCGTGACCCCGGAGACCGCGGTCACCGGGTACTCCCTGAAGTACAGCACCTGGGTGTCGTGGCCGTCCCGCACCTCGGCGTAGCTCTGGGAGAGGACCTGGCGGCTGAGGTAGGACTGCACCCAGGCGCTGATCCCGGCGATGAGGCGCACCAGCAGGGCGTCGCTAATATCGACGGTGAGGTTCAGCCAGGCCTTGACGTTGGCCAGGGTGGTCAGGTCCATTTAGTGTCCTCTTAAAAACCAGTTATCAGTGATCAGTGGCCAGTAATCAGTAAAAGCAAAGCAAAAACCAAGGCAAAGTCAAAAGAGAAAAAACTGATTACTGTTTACTGATTACTGATTACTGATCATATTTTAATCGTGTGCCGGATACCCACCCGGCGCCGGCGCCCCGGGTCCAGGTCCGGGGTTTCCGGAGCCTCGCCATCCAGGGGCAGATAGCCGCCCGCGATCAGCATGGGTGCCACGGAGTCGGGGACGTCCACCACCCCGTCAACCACCTTGTAATCCCGCTGGATGGTCACCGTGCGGATGGCCGGATTGGGGACCCGGAGCAACATTAAACCCCCAGTTATCAGTAATCAGTAACCAGTTATCAGTGGCCAGTGGTCAGTGGTCAGTGGTCAGTGGTCAGTGGTCAGTTTTTGCCTTTACTGATTACTGATTACTGATTACTGATTACTTGCCTTTGCCACTGACCACTGATCACTATCCGTTGGCGATGTTGGTGAGGATGGCCATCGCCGGCGGGAAGTAGTGCTTCAGCACGCCGTCGAAGTAGACGCCAAACTCATCGGCCCACTGCACCTTGGGCCAATCCACCGCGATGTAATCGAAGCGCAGGTCCATCTCCCGGACGTTGGCCACGTTGGAGAGGGGGTAAGGGATGATCAGGGTGTCGAACAGGATGGTGCCCGCCGGCATGTTGGGGTGCTGGCGGATCTTGATCTTCTTGCCGCCGCCCAGGCCCGCCCCGAACTTGTTCAGGTAGCTGTCCACCACCATGCCGCCCACCAGCTCCGATTGGTCCGCCTGGAACATGAAGTGGAAGGACTGGCTGGCGGTCGCGCCGGTGCCGGTGAGGATCTTCTGGGTGATGTTCTGGGCCTCCTGGCTGTTCACCCACATCTGCTCCGGGCCCAGGCGCCACTTGTCCCACATGTATTTCAGGACGGCGTCGATCTCCACCACGCCCCCCTTGCCGTCCCCGGTGAGGGGGGTGCCCACCCCCGGAGTGCCGGTGGCCTGGTTGGCGATATAGGCGCCGGAGTTGGCCTTCCAGGCCTGGTAGAGCAGGCCGTCATAGACCAGGGCGTTGAGGGAGTAATCCGCCGCGGTGAGGCTGGCCAGGGTCTGGGTGGAGGCCCCCACCGCGCCCAGGATGACGGAGTTGATGGTGGTGATGGCCGCCAGGGTGGCGGCGCCGCTGGTGCCGATGAACCAGGCGTAGGCCACCGCGCCGGGGACCACCGGGGTGTAGCAATTCACCGCGGTCTTGTTGTTGGCGGTTGTATGATTGGTGATGCCGGAGGCGAGGGAGCAGCCGCCGTTGATGGGGGTGCTGCCCCCGTAGGGGCCGGCGTTGCCCCGGGCGATGGTCTGGAAGATCTTGGTGGCCGCCGCGGCGACGCCGGGGCCTCCGGCGAAGTAGAGGCCTTCCAGGGTGAGGGCCACCACCGCCACGTCATATTCGGTGGAAGTCCCGAGAGTGCCGGCGGAGGCGTCGTCGACCACCGTGGGCGCGGTGGGCTGGGTCAGCACCAGGGCGGTGCCGTTGCCCCCCAGGTGCAGGAGCTCCTCGCCCAGGCGCACCGCCTTCAGGAGGTTGAGCCGGGCGGTGGCCCGGAGGTCCTGGTAGTTCACCGCGGCCCGCCAGGCCTGCTCGGTGACGTAGTCGTCCTGGCCCAGGAAGCGGTAGACCGCTAAATATTCCTGGGTGGAGGTGGTGACCACCCCGCCGCGCTTGCCCTCGGCCACGCCCAGGGAGAGGTTGTTGACGTTGACGCCGGTGATGGCCTTCCAGCTGGCCTGGGAACCGAAACCCCCCACGCTCCGGGGGATGGAATCGACCAGGGGCGTCAGGTAGGGGAAGAGGTTCTTGGCCGGGGCCTCCAGGTTGTAGGCTTGCAGGCCCACGGTGGCCACGGAGCTCTGGGTGAAGGCCTTGAGCAGCTCCGGGCTGGGGTTGGCCAGCTGGGCCTTGATCAGTTCCAGGGTTGCCGCGATTTGGTTTGCATCCATTTTGTCATCTCCTTTTGAAACCAGTTATCAGTTATCAGTAATCAGTGGTCAGTGGTCAGTGGTCAGTGGCCAGTGGTCAGTGGTCAGTGGCCAGTGGCCAGTTTTTGCCTTTACTGATTACTGATTACTGATCACTGATTACTGATCACTGATCACTTTCTATTGCCGTCCGATGATGAAGGGATTGGCCAGGGCCGCCTTCATCTGCTCTTTGGCGGTGGCCTCGTGGTCGACGCTGCCGTCGGCCTTCTTGACGGTCTCGACCTTGGCGGCCGGGTCATCCTGCCCCAGGTCCTGGGACTTGCTGACCACCCGCAGGGCCGGGCCCCCCCCCTTGGGGGTGTTGGCCTTGACGAGCTCCAGGTCCTTTTTCAGGGCCGCGACCTCTTCTTCCTTCTTGGCCAGGGCCTCGGCGTTGGCCTTCTCCAACTTCTCCAGGGCCTCGGCGTTGGCCTTCTCCAACTTCTCCAGGGCCTCGGCGTGGGCCTTCTCCAGCTTCTCCAGGGCCTCGGCGTGGGCCTTCTCCAGCTTCTCCAGGCCCTGGGCCTGCGCCTGTTCCACCTTCCCCAGGCGCGCCTCGATCAGTTGTTCAACCTCTGATTTCTGCATCTCGCTCACCTCTCTTTTTTCCGCTGCCGGGCAGTCGGCGCCCAGGGCCACGGAGTGGTTGTGGATTTCCTGAATCTTGCTGAGGTCGCCGCCGGAGTGGCGGGCGGCCGCCTTGGCCAGGGCGGAAGTGCTCTCCGCCTTTTCCTCCTTGGTGCTCCCTTCCCAGTTCGCGGGGAGCAGGTCGGTGGCCTTCAGGGCCCGGGCCCGGGAGATGATGTGCTTCTGGGCCGCCTCCTTATCCTTGGCCCGGCCGTAGGCGTGCACCGCGTTTTCCAGGTCCTCCCGGTTGACAATGGGGAAGGAGCCGTCCGGGAGGGCGTGGCCCTTGTCGGCCAGCTCCTTGCGCTCCGTGTCGGAAAACTCCCGCTTTTCCACGGAGCCGTCGGCCTTCACCAACGTGAAGCGGGCCGTCTTCAGGCAGGGGTTGTCCACCAGGGAGACTTCCTTGGGCAGCGCGGTGTAGCGCATCAGGTTGCCGTCCTTCCAGCGCTTGGCGTAGGAGCCGCCGATGGACAGGCCGGTGTAGACGCCCTCGATGCACTTCTCCAGCTCGGCGGCGTCGACGATCTTGGCCGCCACGTCGATGGCCTTCTGCTCGTCAAGATAGCTGATCTCGGTGAGCTTGCCCGCGGCCACCTGGCCGTGCATCCCACGGACGTTGCCCAGGGAGAGCCCCCCGGTGGCTTCGGCGATCTCGTCGCTCCAGCGCTTAAAATTGGGCTTGGAGGATTCGTAATCGAGGATCTCGCCTGCCGCGTCCGGGATTTCCTCGGTCATGCGGCCGTAGATCATGCCAGCCGCGGCGTCGACCTTGGTGAGCTGGGCGAACAGTTTCATGGCTATCCCCTTTCCTTGCAAGACAAGTAATCAGTGGTCAGTGGCCAGTAATCAGAGGCCAGTGGTCAGTGGTCAGTGGCCAGTGATCAGTAAAGGCAAAAACAAAAACAAAAACTGGTTACTGGTTACTGATTACTGATTACTGATTACTGATTACTGATCACTGATTACTGAATTTAGCTCCCTCTTTTTCTCGAAACTTTTTTGCCCGCAGGCATTTCAGCTTCGGGGGCCGTTTCCCGCACGCCTTTAGCCTTCCTGCATCCGGCCTCAAGAAAGAAATCTAACTGGCTTTCAGGGACCGCGATCTTGCCCGAGGCGTACACCTGGACCCTATTGCCGTCAGGGCCCACAAAAACGGTCACTCCGGGGGGGGCCTTCAAAATGATAAATCTTTCCATCCGATTCTCCTTGAGGATGGCGGGATGCGCTGCGCTTTCCCGCCCTACATTTAGCTATAGGTCTCCACGCTGGTGACCCCGGTGACGCTGAACCCGCAGATGGTCTCGGCGGGGATGGTCAGGGTGTCGGTGTCGGTGGCCAGGGGCGAGCCGCCCTCGGTGATGACCACCGTCGCCACCCCGTTGACGAAGGTCAGGGTGGTGGAGACGATGGTGGCGGTGCCGGTCCCCCCGCCGGTGTGGGCCACGGCGATGGAAACCCCGGAGGTCACGGCCCGGTTGTACCAGGTGTGGACTTCCCCGGCGGCGTTCTTCAGGGTGACGGTCACGGTGCGGTTGGCCGCGGAGCCGTGGCCCGTGGTCAGGGTGGCCGGGGAGATCACGAAGACCATCTGGTTCATGGCCGCCTGCTGGAGCATGTAGGTGGTATATTCCTGGAAGCCGGCGGCGGCAAAATATTGCTCCTGGGTCAGGAGGGCGGTCACGTGCCCGTTGGCGTCCGGGGTGACCACGCTGCCGTCGGGGCCGATGAACTGGGTGACGCCGGCCGGGGCCTTGAGGACCACGGTGGTGGTTTGCGCCATTGCCTGGGAAGCCGCCAGCAGCAGGACCAGAATAAGGCAAAATAAAGCGGCAAGTCTTTTCATCTTCTTTCTCCTTTTTTAAGTGATCAATGATTAGTAATCAGTAATCAGTAATCAGTAATCAGTAATCAGTAACCAGTAACCAGTTTTTGTTTTTGTTTTTGCCTTTACTGATCACTGGCCACTGACCACTGGCCTCTGATTACTGGCCACTGATAACTGAAAACTTTCTTTTGCTTTTGCCTTTACTGATTACTGTTTACTGTTTACTGATTACTCTTTCTCTCCCAGCTCCGGGATCACGTCGCACTCGCAGTTGGGGTGCGCCGGGGGTGCGTCGTCCCCGGAGGAAAAGTCCTGGTCCAGGGGGATCACGCCCTCGTCGGCGTTGCCGTTGCACTCGTCGTCCTGGGGGTGCTCCGAGCCCAGGATCCACTTCTTGCCGCTCACCAGGCCGCTGGCCCTGTAGGCCATCATGTTGCCCTGCACGTCGGCCTTGGCGATCTCGGTGCGGGCGATCATGTCGCAGCGCCCTGCCGAAAAGCCGAAATTATCCTGGAGGACGCCGCTCAGCCGGGCGGTGCTCCAGCCCTCCTGGACCGCCTGGGTGACGTCGGCCCGCAGGTAATCACGGGTCGACTCCTCGATCTTGGTCACCAGCTCCGCGGCCCGGTTTTCGGCCCACTCCACCGCCAGCTTGTTGACC